TCGGCCTCCTCGTTCTGCCGTTCCAGACGCTCACGGAGCTCTTTGTCGGCTCTGTCGCGCTCCTGGCCCCGCAGGTCGAGGGGGTCGTAATTGCTCACGGTTGGACTGTATCCCTGTAACTAATGCTTACGGGTACTATCACGTGCTGGTGATCTTGAGATTCCACGCTTCGAGCGTGATGAACTCGTTGGCGGTCGCAATCTGCCCGGTGATGGCGAACGTCTGCGCGATGCCAAAGCCGCCAGTCGGGGTCATGGTGACGTTCGCGCCAGTTGACGCACCGTGTCCGGGTGCCGCGAGGGCGTTCGAGACCAGGGTCGTGGCACTGTTCGCCCACGCCTGCTTATCAACGGACACACTCACGTTCGATCCGGCAACCGCCTGCGAATACCATCCAGCATCGCCGATGTTGACCTTGAGGGTCTTGTTGTTGGCGCTTCCCGTCATCGCAAATAGCGCGTCGATCTCGAGTTCCATGCCGAGCTTGATCGCGTTCGCCGGGATGGTCGCCGACGCAAGGGTGATGTCAGTGCCAACAACCGCCACGGTCGGGGTGCCGAGGCCAGCGGCGTGCGGATAGTTGATGGTGATCTTCGTAGTAGCCGCGCTGACATCGGTGACCGTGTACAGGCCGTTGACGCCAGTACCGCTAGCCCAAGTGACGCGAACGAGCTTGTTCTGCGCGACAGCATTCGTGAGGCTATGGATGCCGGCGCTCACCAGACGCACGCTGCCGGAGCTGTTCTCATAGGTCAGCGTGGTGAACGTTGCCGCAGGAGCAACGATTGACACGGCTGCGGTCGCGCCGGCGTAGGTCGGCTCGTTCCGCATGATCGGGAAGTAGTTCTCGCCTCCGTCCGCGTCCTTAATGCCGACGATGTCGTTAGTCGTATTGTCGTAGAGAAAGTTCGTACCCTGCTTGAGATATGGCATGTGGTTCCTTTGTTTAGACTTCGACGCCCGAGGGCGACCCGTACCCCGAGAACATGTTCATCACGTCGGTCAGCGCGTTCTGCTGCCCAGTCGGTGCCTGCGCCATGTTCTTGACGCTCTGCGAGGTCTGCTGAAGCGCGGCTGCCTGTTCCTTCGCAGCCATCGCCTGATTGCGGGCGTCGCGCAGGAGCGCGACCTCCTTGTCGGCGATGATGAGCGACGGGTCCACGCCGAGCATGTCGGCGTATACATCGGCCCACTGATCCTGGTCGAACTTGTCAAGGATGTCGGGCTTCATGCGGGCGATGGCCCCGAGGTTCCCGACGAAGCGGTCCACGGCGTTGGTGCCGATGGCACGCTGCGCCTGCGCCAGCATGCTGACGAACTCGACGTTCAGGTCCATTCCCTGCAATTCCTGCGGAGCCGGCGGCAGTGCCCCAGACGCCACCATGCGCGTGAATGTGATGTCCACAAGCGGCGACAGCAGCTCGTTGTGCAGCCGCTCAAGGACCGGGCCGAGCATGAGGAGCTTCTCCTCGTGGCGCTCGGCGACCTCGGTGGCGGTCATGCGGGTGTTCGGGGTGTTGGCGAGCATCAGGAACAGGTCCGCGTAGAACGAACCACGCACTCGCTCGCGGCAGTCCATGATGTCGTTCAGCAGGTACTGGAGGTTCAGGTTGACCTCGAACGCGGTCTTGATCCCGTTCGACTGCCCGTCGTAGTACGACACTCCGCCCGGGAGCGTCTCCACGTCGCGGTTCTTCATGGACGCCGGCACCTGAAGCGGCGGCTTGGTCTGGTAGTCGATGGCCTGCGCCTTGCGGAGCTGCTCGTGCTGGAGCTGCTTGATGTCTCCGAGCGCCTCCATGCCGGGGCTGTTGCCGTAGATATCGCCGCCGATCACGGACCAGCGCGGGCAGAGCGCCGGGAAGTACTGGAACCCGCTCTCGCGCAGGAACACGCCTTCCTCGCCGCCGACCTCGAAGTAATACGAACCCCACGGCATGTTCTTGGCGTCGCGCTTGCCGATGTCGCGGTCGGCGCGAGGCTCGATGGCGTGGATCACGGGCACCCACTGGTCGAGGTTCCCGGTGCGGTACATGTTCTGCACCGACACGCTGCACTTCTCGAGGCCGAACTCCTTGACCACCTGCGAGACGGTCATCTCGAACTCGCGGTACAGCGTGCAGACGCGGCCCTTTGCGTCGGTTGAGATGCAGTACTCGCCGCAGGTCAGCGGGTAGTGGTGGATGACGCTCTGGTAGTCGGGGAGCAGAATGGTGGCCGCGGTGCCGAACGTGCCGAGCTCCTCGTACATCTGATGCAGCGCGTTGTAGGTGTTCGACTTCTGGAACACGCGCTGCATGCGCTTGGTCACGTCATCAAGCCAGAGCTTGACCGGGTCGTAGGAGTTGAGCTCCGGGTCCGGCGTGGCAAGGCGGAACCACTGCCGTGCCGGCGAGGTCGCGCCCGACATCATGCCTGCGCCGAGGACGCGCAGGGCGCGGGTGCCGGTCGAGTCGTAGATGTTGTTGTGGCGGCGGTAGCCGCGGTCGCGGTCCTGCCGGAAGTAGCGACCGTTGCGCGGCAGGATGTACGAGGTGAGTTCCTGCCAGTGCGCGTACCAGGACGCACGCTCACTCTTGAGCTGGCCCCACCGGGTGAACAGTCGATCCCGCGTGGGAGCGCCGGGATACGACTGATTGTCTCCGGTGTACTCGCTCATTTCATCACCTACTATTTCGTGTTGCTGCTTCAAATGTTGCTGGACGTTGTGCGTATCGCATCGGCTGCGATTGGCGTCGCAACCCGCCGCCGGCTGCTTGGTTTGTTGCCTGTCGCGGTTCTTCGTTTGTCAGCAGCGTGTTCTGGGACAGGTTCCCAATCACCGTTCCAAGCAGTGACGCATTGAGCATCGCCTGTGGAATTGGTTCGCCCAAAATCGAAACATCATTGCTTGGGTTTTTTCCGGTCAGCATCCTCATTGACGGCATTCCGCCGACACGATCACGGTTCTGCGGTGTTCCTGGTGTTGGGCCGTAGTCGAACAAGCCACCAAACGGCATTGCCATCGGCATGCCTAGCCGTCGCAGGATGGCGATTGGCGACAGCGTGAACATCATCCACCCAAGAGCGACGTGCGCCCGAGCTGAAGATCCTGCGGGTTGACGCCCATCGGCCCGGTGAGCATGGTGCTCGAGGGGCCGCCACCCATCTCGGCAGCGGCACGTCCCATGATGTCGGCGACGGCGGGCTCGGCTCGGTTGGCGGCTGCCATTGCCTGCTGGCTACGGCGCTGTTGGCTGCGAGCCTGGGCAGCTGCGGCGTCCTGCGCCTGCTTCTGCTGGTTCATCGCCTGCTTCTGCATCTTTGCGCCACGTTCGCCTGCGGCAATTCCATAGCCAGCACCGGCCGCTGCGGTAGCAGCTGCCGTGGCCGCAAGTCCAGTCGCAAGTCCAGCCCCAGCCCCCGCGCCAAGGGCAGTACCAAGCCCGGCAATTAGTGATCCGATGCTTGAGATGATGAAATGCCGCTCGCGGCGTGCGGACAGGTCGTGGATTCGTCGGATGCTGTGGTCGAACATGGGAGAACCTTCAAGAAAGTGCGTTCGCTCACCTCGTAGCCGAGCCTTTGGAGGATCGACCCAGCCGGACTGCCGGCCTCGAGGACGATGTCTGACATGCAGGCGACTTGCGCCCCTTGCTCTTTGGCCCACCGCTCGAACTCGAGCAGCATGCGGATGCCTTCCGGTCGGCCCCTGACTTCAGGCTGCATCCACCACGCATGTTCGAGCGCAATTCGTGAGCTTGCGCTGATCCACGAGGAGACGATTGCCGCGGCCATAAAGCCGCAAACGTGACCATCAATCTCCGCCACCCAGATGCGGCCCACCGAAGCAAGTTGGATGATGGCTGATCGTGCGTCATCGCGGTGCATAGGCAGCACATGGGAGTACTTTGTGCCGGACCTAAACCTCAACATCATTTCGACGATTGCGTCGATGTCCTGCTCGGTTGCCTGCCTGACCATGACTGTAGACCTCCGTCTAGCGGTTACGGGTACTGATCTCTTCGTACGGGTCGTAGTCGGTCGGTCGCGTGTCGATCTTCTCGCGCACCTCGCGTGGCAGCATCTTGGCGACCGGGTAGGCGAACGTGAGGCAGAGCGCGTCGGCCATGTCCGGGCTGCCGCCGCCCTGGAGCCGCTTCTTGATCTCGTCCTTCGACTCGAGCACGCGCTTGCCGGCGGCGTCGTACCAGTAGATCGGCGTGCTGATTTCCTGCTTCAGCGTGATGTCGTTGGGGATTGAGCCGCCCGCCTGTATCCACTCGCGTATGGCCCACCACATCTCGGTGCGCTTGTTGACGAACAGGTTGGCGTAGGTCGCCTTGCCGCCGAACGCGACCTCGGTCACGTCGTAGCCGAGCTGCCGTAGGCGGTCGATGACGCCAGCGCCTGCCCCGGCGTCGATGAACACGGCGTCCGGGTCGCGGTCCTCAATGACGTTGGCGACGGCTGCGGCGAGCGCCATGTTGTCGATACCGTGATGGACGATGGGCGGCTCCATGCGGAGCCCCTGGCGCAGGACAATCACGCTGCGGTCATCCCCGAACCGTGCTGGGTCAACGCCGACGATGAGGGGCTGGTCGATGATGTCGCCGTCTGGGTACTCGCGCTGCGCGGCGTTCTCTGCGTCGGCGAGCGCAATGAGCTGATCGTCGCCTGCTGCGCTGAAATCGCACAGGTATTCGCGTGCGAACGCAGCCTCGGGCATGTCACGCTCGAGGCGCTTGACCTCGTCGGGCGCGAGCGCGTCAGTGTCGTAGACCGTGTACTTCGCCGCATACCAGTCCTCGAGGGAGCCGCTTGCGGCGCGGTAGTAGAGCTCGCTGAACAGGTTGATCCCGGCGGGGGTGCCGATGAACAGCGCCCAGCCGCGGCGGT